CTCTGGAACTTGTGAGTAATTTATGTTGGGTAAATTATGATCGGCATGGCAACTATCTATTGTAAATAGATATTCCCCATGATACCATTTCTTTGATGGCGATAAGTATTTTGCTCTAGGTGGTACAGTAATTTTTTCTATCACTGTTATATGATAACTAAAAGCATCCCACAATTCTAGTTCTTCTAGGGGTAAATCATCTTTAACATTGGGCGAACTAACGAAAGCACTAATTGGTAGCTTATCGTAGAGGGCAGCATACTCTGGTATATATGTTTCAAAATACAAAGCTCTGCCTTGTATAGATTTAACAGTAGTCCATATGCCTTCTACGTATTCTCCGTGCCCCCTTTCTAGGTCATAGAGATATTGTTTCTTAACCCAAACTTTTACAGGTGGTACGTTAGCTACTAGAAAAGACATCTAGTGTGCTAGTTCTCTGATAATATAAGACAGTTTCTCCGCACGCATGGGGGTTTGTTTTGCCCAACGCGAATCAAGCATTTCATCTGCGGCTAGGTGATAGGTCTTAGTAGATAAGTTTGCTAAGAATTTTTTAAACTTACTTACACCTCCAACACCTAGCTGAAATACCATTTCTATAAGAACTTCTTTAACTGGTTGCGGATGATCGTCAAGATTGATATTATTTGTTTGAGCGACCATGTCAGCACAATCACAGGCATTTTGAAAATCACTTTCAAACACGGCTTCCAATTGTTCTTGACTATATTCAACACCTTCTTCATAGTTATCCTCCTTAGTGACAAGGTGACCGTATCCTATGGTAGCGAATCCTAAGCTATCTTTATATACGATACCCCTATATCCCTCGTGTTCTTTTATTCTCTCCTTAAGTTCTTCAAACATTAAAATCCTCCTATTCCCCAATGCTTCTCATGTTCATCGTCTTGCTTTTGTTTTCTTTTTTTGGGCTTCAATAAACTTCCTATATATAGCGGCAGGCTTACTCTTACCTGCAACGCGAGCTCGTTGCTCCATTGCAATAGCTGCTTGAGTTTTATGAGCATGGCTTCTACCGCTTCTACGAATCTTAGCCACGCTACTGCGAGCTGATGACTCATCTTTGAATCCAAGTCCTTTGATTGTTCCTTTCGGGTTTTCATCTGTGTATAAGTCTGAATGCTTTTTAGATCCAGCTGGTTGTCCTTTCTTTCTAGGTATTCTTGGAGCCATTTTTAGACAGCAATCCCATAGCGCCTTTAGCACCTTTAATACCAAAGCTTGCAGAGCAAGCAATATATAATAAATGTTTATAATAATCTGGTAGACTATGTAGTGCTTCAAATCCTGCCTTGATATGTGGTGTCCATCCAGGAATAAATACTAGCACCGCTGGAATTAACAGGGCTAGTAAAATTACCTCGTCTTTCCAACTCCCTTTCATCTGATCTACAGCAGAAGCTTCCCACGATATCTTCCCTGCAATCTGTTGTTCCTTTAAACTTTTTTGTGCTTTGATTTCTGTCAAAGCTAAATCGGCTTTGGCTTTTTTTGTAGCCACAAAACCTTTGACTGTATCCCCTAGTAAAGATGTCAATGGTCCTATTAATAAGTTAAGCATTAAGATACCTTCCTGTACTTTTTAGTTTTCTTTCTAACTCCCTTAGGTTGAGCGGCATGTTGTTTACCCTGTGCTCTAGCTTTTCTTTTAGCTCTAGTAGTAGCAGCGTACTCACTTGCTGATAAATTTTTTATAGCAGCAGAAGGTAAATACCTTTCACCAGTAGCCTTAGGTCCTTGAGTCGAGGGCTTTCCAGATTTGGTTCTCCATTTCTGTTTGGTCCAAGACTTTAAACTTCTCTGCGATTTCGCAAGAGCCATTACTTTTTCTTTTTAGCTTTTGCAATTTTCTTTTGCAAGAATGCAGGTAAAGTTTTCTGTGCACCAGTTAACTTTCCTTTTGTACCATTACCATTCTTAACTTCTTTCATTGGTTTCTGGTTCTTAGCTTTTTTAGGTGGTCTACCTTTCTTACTTCCGTAAGTTCCTTTTCCCATTGGCATTATTTTTTCCCTTTCTTTTTCTTCTTTGGCATTTCGCATTCACATTCTTTTATGTGAAACAATTTGCAAATAAGTTTTTTAATTTTCTTTATCACTTGTAACCTCCACCTTTTGCCTTATACTGTTTAGCTAACATTTGCGCCTTGCGCCCACTCCATTGTCCTGGAGCTCCGCCTTTTCCACCAGCTTTAATTCTATTAAAAAGAGCTTTACGCATACCAGGCTTTGTATAATTACCTGCTTTGTTAACTGTAGATTTTTTCTTCATGGTCTCTGTAATTTATTCTTTTTCATTTTTAAATCTTTCTTTATCCTAGTTAGAGTAGGTGTGGGTTTAGATAGGTTAGACATAAAAGATTTTTTCTTAGACTGTTTAGCCATTAACTTCTTAACACGCTTATCTACGCTAGGACTTTTGCGCTTTCTCTTTTGAGAAGCGGGAGCTTTCTTCATCATTTGCTCCATTGCAGCTCTGTTCATGATTTTTGTTTACTCTTTGGATTCAGAATCATCTGAGGATTCTTCTACTTTAACAGCATCCCCACCGATCTTAACAACAGGGGCTGTCATTTCTATTGCATCTGTTTGTATCATTAGATAATTATATCACAGTGTAATTTACTTGACAATAGGCAAAATTAATGGTAATATACCACAATTACAGGAGAATACTATGGCTAAACCAACAGCAAAAAATATATTAATTGATGCTTTAAACACAGTAATTAATAACAAAGGCAACAAAGCCGCAGCTTCTAGAGAGCTGGGCATACCACGTACCACACTACTAGAAAGAATAGAACAAGCACAACTACAAGGGATTAAACCCACAGTCGTGCCCCCCGATGCTGAAGCAGCATTGATAGAACAACAGTATGCACATGATGCAGAGATGCGTGATATTAAAAGACAAGTAGATGTATTAGCTAAAGAAAATTTGGCGCATCAAAAATTAAAGAACAATCTTATTAAGGCAGAAAACCATAAGATAAAACCACCTAAGTGGTTAACTAAAAATACACCCGCAAAAGGTGCACCAGGTGTGCCGACTATATTTCTATCTGATTTCCATTGGGGTGAGGTTGTAGATAAACAAGCTGTTAATGGTATTAATGAATACAATAGAGAGATTGCTCTAAGAAGATTTAAGAATGTAGTAGATACTACTATTGACTTATGTACTAATCACATGGTTAATCCTAAATATCCAGGGATAATCTGTGCCTTGGGTGGCGATATGATATCTGGTGATATACATGATGAGTTGGCAGAAAACAATGACGGTTCTAACATAGAACATGTATTAGATTTGCTTGACAATATGACATGGGCACTAGAAAAATTTGCTAAAGTTTTTGGAAAAGTATTCGTTCCCTGTACCTTTGGTAATCACTCAAGAACTTACAAGCAATATCGCCACAAGCAAGCCGCGAAAACCAACTATGACTGGATGTTATACAATTTATTAGCTAGACATTTTAAAAATGACAAGCGTATACAGTTCCAAATACCTACAGGCTTTGATACCATATACAAAGTATATGGTGTTAACTACCTACTAACACACGGTGATCGTCTCGGTGTGGCAGGGGGCACGGGAATTGTGGGTATGCTAGGTCCTATAGCTAGAGGTGTTCAAAAGATTAAACAAGAATACAACAATAGAAATAAGACTATTGACTATGTTTTACTTGGGCACTACCACCAGTACATATCTCTAAAAGGTACTATAGTAAATGGTTCTACAAAGGGGTATGACGAGTATGCTTACTCAAATAGATTTACATCTGAAAGACCACAACAAGCACTATGGTTTACACACCCAGAATATGGCGTAACATTTCAAGTTCCTGTAGTAGTTGATGAGCCTAAAGGTTCTAAGTCTAAAGAGTGGGTTTCTTGGATGTGTTAGTATGGTTTAGCTGGCAACAATCCCATGCCAGATATTTGATAGTCCTGTAAATTAGACATTATCTCATATGTACTACCGCCACTTATTCTGTAAATTTTATTTACATCTTTCATAGCTTCTTGCATCAACCTATAAACGTTTGGAGAAAACTTTAATCCAGGATGCAAGTTGCTATTAAACTTAATTAAGTCTTGTATAATTTCTCTTTCTATTTTTGCTAGTTTAGCTAGTTCTTTTGGGTTATCCCTGTTTATCATTAGATCTCTGTAATAATTTTTAATTCTAGTATTAAATCTTTTTCTAGCTTCTGCAGTAACACCGCCATTTACTTTCTCTAAGTATAATAACTGTTGTGCTTTAGCTATTTCAGTAGGATTAAAACCTATTGTTTTTAAAAACCCTTGGTATGCTGTAGGATTATCTATTAGTAGAGTTCCTTTGCCTGAGAATATAGGACCCCCTGTATAATAATCTGTAGCTGTTATTAAGTTTTTCATAAATGTAGGTAAAGCGCCTCCTATAATCTTCATGTAATCTGAACCATCTAGTTGTGCTAAACCACCCGCTTGTTCTACTTTATCTATTATACCACGTGCATTACCAAATGTCATGCTACCAAAAGCACCAAGAATTTCTTCGCCACGAGCTCCCGAGTTCAAGCCTGCCATATTTAAGAATGCTTTTGTTTGCTGTATACCAGGAACATTAAATCTAACTCTGCTAGATAAATCAAAACCTAGCCATTTATTTACTAACCCATTTTCCATAGCTTCAATTGCACCCGAACCAAAACCGTGGTCATTAAAAAATCTTTTAACAACTTGCCTTCTGTCTGTTCTTATGCCTGTAACTGTGTTGTATATAAACTCCGCTAACCATGCAGCATCATCAAAGAAAGGAACAGCAAATAAACCACCAGTTAAACCTATCATTACTAGCGCCTTCGCAGCCATTTCTTTTCCAAGCAAACCTCTGTCTGTTAGGTTTCTAAATATTTGACTTAGCATCTGCGCTACATATGTATTAAATAAGAATACTACAGAACCAGGACCACGCATCACTGCTGGTCTCTCGGTCTTACCATAAACACCGAAGTCTTCTTCTATAACAAATTGCGCTAATGTTCTGGGGCTAATTTCATTATTGTTTAACTGTAAAGAATATCTATAGTTAGCATCATGCATAAAATATTTATGCGCTTTTTCTCTAGCTTTTTTATTTTTAGTAAACAATCTGTATGATGCAATGTATGCGGCAGTACGTGAGAATGTTTCCATAGTAGCAAAAGCACCACCCATTATAGTATTCTCTGCGGTTTTTAAACCTTCTCTAATTCTATTAGAGGTTCTGTAATTAACTTGATCTGTAGGCATACCAGATTCTTTAAAAGCAGATCCTGGTTTTACTATACCATTAGCTACTTCTCTAAGATAATCTTGCTTGACATCTTCTGGTGCTTTACTAAAGTCCATAAATATATCTTGTAAAGTTCTTTGTTCAAATCTATCTTGAGTAATTCCAGGTAAAGACAACATCTTCCTAGCATCGTTTAGTCCTATCATTAATTCTTTAGTAGCTATTGCTGTATTAGAAAAAGTACCTAGCTTACCAAAAACAAACTGTGGTATACTCATTGTCTGTAGTAAAGCAGATGATATGTTGCCCCCTAGATACCACCAGAAACCTAATCTTCTAGGCAGTGCAAACTCTTGATAAGGATCGTCAGAATATTCATACCACCTAGTGACAGCATCTCTTAAATTTTTCTTACCACTTTGCTTGACATCATTTAACAATCTTATCTCTGTAGTTTTAAATCTATTTTTACCAGCAAACCCAGAAGCAAGTGTTAAATATTGACTTATAGCTCTACCAAAATCAATACTAAATCCAGGAACACCGCCTTGTTCTTTTCTAGGTTTTAAGAATACTCCATAACCACGTATGTCTGCACCAACTTTTTTGTTAATTAGCGTTTCTAGTTCTTTTCTAACATCTATGTAATTATTAGCATTTAAATCTGATAAGAACTGTGCTATAGAATCCATATGCGATAGATCAGCATTAGCTCCTTGTCTTAAGTTTTGTATATCTACTTCTCTAGTTTCTAAACTATCTATATTTATATTAGGATACTTCTCTTTTAGTTGTTTTCTAACCTCATCTTCTTCATTTAAAAATTTACCAAAAAACTTTCCTTTATTAAACATTCTATATTCTATCACATTACCGTCTGCATCTTTTACAGCTATAAAATAATTACCATATCTTTGAAGTGGTACATAATCATTTTGTTTAAAAGTCTTATACGTAAACAGTTCTTGTACTAAAGCGTTTAATCCTGTACCTACTCCTGTAGTTCTTATAATAGAACCATCAGCATCTCTTTCTGTAGATTCTTTACTAAGTACAGAGTTAGCTACTTTAGCTAATTCTGGGCTATATTTATTATTAGGTTGTAGATATGTGGCAGGGTCTTTTAAAGCATCAACAATAAATTTAACTTCGTCATATTCCATGTTTTGTATTTGCTCTTCATTATAATTTACTATGGGTGTTTGATTATCACCAAATGTAATGTTGGCTAAGTCAGGTCTGTTAGCTTTTATAACGCCTATAGCAAACGTTAACATAGGAGTAACATTTTCATTAGCCATTAATCCTCTAATAATTTCTTTATTAGCCATTTGCATGGCTTCTTGTACATCAAGATACGCTTGAGCTGCATCACCTTGCAACACTACAATATCTCCTGCTTTTACTGTGCTACCTGCGCCTCTGCCATTTTCCTTAGCAACAAAAGTAATTCTACCTCCTTGATCTAAAGGTCTATCTGGTGTATATCTACCAGGTACTTGCGCAGATATTTCTAATGCTTTAGTTAAATTTATATTTGTCTCTGTATCTTTCATAGCAGGCTGATAGTTTCTTGATAAAAGTTGTTGCAACTGAAATTGTAATGATGTTGTAAATTGTTCTCTACTCTTTACTGTATTATATAGAGGAGCAAATATAGGATTATTTGCTGCCCATATTCTTATATGTGTAGCAATTTTATTATATTTATTTAATCTTTCTACAACTTGCTCTTCATTTTGTTTCACATTGCCATCATAGGCTTTTCTATAATCTTCTACTAATCTGTCTACAATTCTTATTGATTGGTTTTCTTGTTGTCTATTCATTTCTGGAAACTCATCTAATGTAGAATCTGTGGCGGAAGGATCTTGATTAGAGCTTAAAGATGCTCTAAACAGAGGGCTGCCTAAATCATAATCAGCAGGTATTTCTTTAGCTGGTATTAATTGTTCATTGTTAAATGCTATATATGAATCTCTAGGTCCTCCTTCTATAGAAGATGCTTCATTTAAATTTAAATAAACTATACCGTCATAACCTTTTTTCTTTAACGCATTTACCAGTCTTTCATCTTTCGCCTTGTCTAGTTTATCATTGTATTGACCTTCTATTTTACGTACCATTGTAGCTTGCGCAGCTAAATCATCTGCATCTATTTTTTTACGTGCCTCTTCTATATCAGCTTCTTTTAATTTTTGTATTATATCTTCTTCACGTTTAAAAGCTTTTTTTAATCTTAGAGTTTCTTCTGGTGTAAATATCTGTTGATGCAATATATTTACTAACTCATAATCTACTACACCATCTGGTCCAGTTATAGCAGCCTCCATGTCAGAAGATACAAACACCCCTTTCTTAGTTGAAAAAGCTCCTCTGCCTCTAGTATCACTTATGTTTAACTCATTTAAAATAGTGTCAGCATCCCAAGTACCTATGTCTTTCATACGCAAAGGGTTCTTTATGTCAGGTAAAAGTTTCATAATAATACTAGGACTAGCGTCAGCTTTACGACCAACTGCTATGTTAGCAGCAACAAGGCTGCCTGTATGATAAAAGAAATCATCTTTGAATTGTCTTTTAAAAACTTCAAATTCTTTTTTACTACCATGATACATTATAACAGGAGAGTTAGCCAATGCTACATTCTGTTCAGTTAATCTAGTTGCAAATATAGTAGCAGCTATGTCTAAACTTCTGCCTCTTTGTGTAGAATTAAGTGCAGAGTCTAATCCTGAATTAGTATAAATTAAATTTGTTAATAACTGCATTGCATCTTTTTGTTGTGGTGTAGTAAGAGTTTGCCTTAGTCTGTTTAGAGAATTAGATAAAGTAGCTCTATTAACTCCTGGTGGGGTTAAACCAGCTCCTGTATAATTACGATAATCTATATCTTTTAATAGTTTTTTCGTGTCTACTATTAAGTTATCCATTTCTATAATGTCATCTACTGTAGGTAAACCTGTTTCATTTTGGTTACCTGTTAGATGATTAACATAATTATATATTTTATCTATTGCTAAACCTAATTCTGGTGAAGTTCTAGAAGCTTCTAAAGTCATTGCGCTTACTGCATTACGTATAGCAGGACTATTTAATAATATATTACCAGCTTTGTTTTGCGTACTAACACCTACAAGACCCACATTTTCCGCGGTGCCCCCCTTAACTGCTGAGGTTTCTAATTGATTTTTTATATCTTTTATTTTTTTGCCTGCTATATAAGCAGCATTTCTATAAGATAAATCCAGTGAACTTTGTACTTCAGCATTATACTTTCTCTTCTTAACTCTACCTAAATCTATTTGCTCAAATATTTCATTGGCATCAGTATATGTATTATTAAATAGTACATTAGCTAATGAGTTAAAATAAGCTTTTAGTCTGTAGAATAGTGTAGCAATAAAACCTCTTGGTTGATATTTGTTTGCCATGTAACCTGCAAAAGCGTTAGCTATAGCTTCTTCTTGTAACTGTTCTTGTGTTAATTTATCTACACCAGGTCTATTACTTATGTCATATTGTTTAATCCAATAATTTTTTGCAGCGTCTTTTAATACTTTAGTCTCTTCTTTTGTAAAGAAACCATTTACCATTAAGGCATGCATTGTTTCGTGATGTAGTGTAAATAATCTTGGATCTTGTTTAAGGTTAAAAGCAAAAGGCTCATTAGCATTTGTGCTTATTATTATTTTATTTTGTGGCACTATCTGAGGTACTACTAATGTAGCTTGTTCTATAGGCACACCACTATTAAGTAAAGTAGCTATAGTTCTCATTCTTGTAGCTACATCTACTGTTGCAAAGTCTATTAAAAATCCACCATTAAGAGCTTCTCCTGTGTTTGTTAAAAAATTATTTACTATCTCTAAATCATTTGGACCTAGCCCCATTAGTCTTTGTAGCTCATTTACTAATTGTTCTCGTAGTTTAGGCAAATCACCTTTAAAGGAATCTTTCATCTTAGGACTATCACCTTGTAGAGACCATTGCATAGTAGTTTCTTTTTCGAATTGCGGTATGATTTTACCTTTAACATCTTTGGTTATTTTACTTATAATAGGATTACCCATAGATATTTTAGATAATTCATTTAAAGGTATAGTTTCTGTTGCACCTAAACTAATTAATAAAACATCAAAGTCTGATTGATCTTGTAATATATTATCTAGTCTCTTTGTAAACTCTGATACAGCTAGTCTTTTTTCTACGTCACTTAGGAAATTATTTTTTAGTGTGCCATCTAAAGCATCTTGTACACCTTTTAATTGTGCAGGTAAGTCTCCTATTTTAGTTATTTCAGAGTCTCTAAATGTATAACCTTTACCAGTTATCATACTTCTTAAAGTATTGTATCTGTTCTCTAAAGGTTTACCAGATATATTATACAAAGATTTTAAATATCTTATTCTTCTTTCTATAATACTTCTTTCATTTACATCTGTAGTACTATCTAGTTCAGCCCTACTACTTATAATATCTTTTTCAAATGCTGCCTTTGTATATTCTATTGGAGATACAGTATACCCAGCTTTTTGCAATTCTTCTCTCGACAAAGGGGGCACGACTTTTTCACCAGATCTATATTTGTTAGTTACTTCTACGGGTTGGAATGCTATCTTACTTTTTACAATATCTTCTAATAATTCTCTACCTCTAGTCTTACCTCGCTTACCTTTAGCAACATCTTCTTGTAAACGATCTATCTTAGCAATGCCTTCAGGTCCTTTATAGTAATTTAAATTTTCTAAGTCAGAGCGTAAGTCATCTATATAGTTCATTTCATCATCTGCTAATGATATTATATCGTCATTACCATTAGGTTTTTTATATATAGAGTTTATAGTTTTCTTAGAATAACCTCTTTCTAATAACCTTCTTTCAGCAGCCTTAACAGTATTTTTATTATGATTTACAAAAGTTTCTTCTTCTGGTTCAATTACTTCCGCAGGTTTAGTTTCTTTCTTTTTATTAAAGTCCATGTAAGCAGCACCAGGTGCGTGCTTCTTAACAGCCTCTTCAAAAGAAACACCTTTACGCATTTCTTGTGCAATTAACTCACCTTGTTCTTCGGTAACACCTATTATTTTTCTTTTATTTTTTTTATTATCTTCAGCTATCTCATTAAATAAAGTTGTAGTAGTATCTGGTACAGCCTCTGGATTAACTTCTGTCTTTTCTACAACTTCTGGTTCTGTATAAATACTTAATAAATTTGCAGCTTCTTTTAAAGGTATAGTTGTACTAGGTACTTCTGTCTTGTCACTTGTGTTAATTAATACAACATGTTTTTCACCATCTATATCTGTTGTACCTATTACTACAAACTTAGGAGTGGCAGGCTTACCATCCTTATCTAGTATTGTATTTCCCTCTTTGTCTTGTAAAGAAGGCAAGTTATTAAGAGTAACTTGTTGCCCTTTGTATTCATTTATTTTAGGATCATTAAAATTAGTAGTGCTTATTAATTTACTAGTGCCTTCAAATTTTTTAGCAGATTCATAGGCTTGTTTTGCACGTTTGTCAGAAACTATTTGTACTGGACCACCAAATAAAAAACCTCCTATGAATCCGCCATAACCAGCTTCTCTTAAATTTTTTAAAACTACAGGATCAGAAAATGTTTTAGATAATTCTTGTGGTAATTCTGATATGTCATCAACACGTTCTGTGGCACCTGCTGTTTCTATAGTTGTGTCTTGAAGTATTTCTGCTGTAGCCTCAAGAGCACCAGACTTAGTTCCACCTGTAACAAATGATCTAGCCCAATTATTAAATGCTTGTTCTCCTATTTTCTTTTTTACTGCTCCTGTTATAACTCTTGAAGGAAGACCAAGTGCTGCTTCTACTGCACCAAATACCGAAGACCCTACAAGGGTAACTGCTGCATTTGGATCATCGGTTTCTTCTAGTTGTTTACCTAAAACTAAAGGCAAACCTAAAGCAGCGGCAGATGTAACGGCTTGTCCTGTAAACTGAATAGCTCTTCCTGCTGGTGTAAACTTTAAAGCCAATCCTATTATTGCTTGTGGTATAGCAGCAGCTGACATTTGTCCACCAAGATTTGATACGTAGTCTACAAGATCTCCTATTTTTCCTTCGTCACCTGATGTAAATATATCTTCTAAGCTTGGCGCAAATGGTCTAAGCTCTCCATCTTCTGTGGTAAAAAATGATTTAGCTGCGGCATCAGTTTCGTATTGCTTTATTATAGAATTTAATTCTACTTGATAATCCTCATTACCTATTATGTCTTGAAAAGTATTATTTATATACGTTGGTGCATTACGTATTATATTCATTATAGAACCAAAGCCTCTAGAGAATGCACCTTTATCTTCCATAGTAGGAGCTTCTATTTTTCTAGCAGCTGTACCAGGAATATATAAAAAGCCTTGATTAAATATTTGTGCTTGTAATTCATCAGATGCTAGATACGCATCTACTTCTTCAGGGGATAAATTTTTAGGGATCTCTACAAGTGGAGCTAAAGGATCGTCTGATATAGAGTAGTAATTATTTTTTGCTTCAACAGCAGCTGATGAAGGTTGTCCTGACGCGGCATCAGAAAGCATTTCATTTATGGTCTTAATATTGTTTAAGTTTATATTACCTAAATCTATGCCTTTTGTTTCTTCTGCCATTTATGTCCTTTACACTATAGTGTATTCAAAAAGCTTATGCTTTTTTAGTTATGATTTTGACGCTGCGTTTTGGTTGTATTTTATAAAAGGTTGCTCTTTACTCCCATCTAACTCAGGAATATTTATTGTATCACTTGTTAATCTATCTTTTGCAATTTCTTGCAGGTCTTCACCTGCAAATAAACTTAATGTCATTAAGTCATTGACACTAAGATCATTATCACTTGATTTTGTTGTTTGTCTAACAATAGACTCCCTAAGCGCGTCTTTATATTCTTTACTATTAGAATCTGGATTTACATTAGCTGCTTCTATTTGTGCAATCTGTAAAACATCAGCAGGTGCAAGTCTTGATCTGATTAAAGATTCTGCTAGTTCAGTTTGAAGTTTAGATGCGGCTTCTGATTTATCAGCAGCCTTCTGTGTCTTAGCTGCTTTAATAGCACCAGGGAACAGACCTTCACCTTCTATTAATCTTAAACCTAAGTCCATTAAGAAATCATCTTTACTTAAAAGACCATCCATAATCTTTTCTATTTTAGATTTAGGTTTTTCTGGTTTAACTTCTGTTTGTTTCTTTGCATTTTTTTCCATTTGCTCTGCAAGATCTTTATTACCAGAATCTACAGTCTCTTCGTCTTTGCCTCTGTTTTCTTTGTTAAAGTTTTCTAAGTCTTTTTCTAAATCTTTTAAGTTTTTCTTCTTAGGAGGTGGCACTATTGCATCAATAATCTCTTTAATTTTTATATCAGACTTACCATCTGGATCGTCTTTTTCACCTGGAACTCCGTCTATCATCTTTTTATTTTTTTCTTTAAGTATCTCTTGTTTTAAATCCTTAGGTAATATTCTATTAAGTAAATCCATACCATCTGGATTTTTAATTATATCCATAAGATCTTCTGTAAAAAATTCTTTTATAGGATTTACTGTTCTGTCTATAAATTCATCAAGTGCGTCTGGAGGATTTAATTCTTTATCTAATATTTTTAGTTGTAATTCTCTTTCTTCTGCTTCAGTCAATGGGTCTGGTACATCAGGTGTCATTTGACTAATTGATTTTAAGTTATCAAGAGCTAATCCTAAAGAATTGTTAGTTTCTTCAGGAAAAATAAATGGAGCTAATTCTGAATCTTTTAATGTACCACCAGGAGTATTCTTTTTAGCACCATATGTATCTAATCCTAATGTTCTTAATGCATCAGTAGAAAGATTAAAATCATCATCTAAAGTTAAAACTAATTCACCGTCTTTATTTACTGCTATACCCATTATCCAAAGAACCCTGTTATGTCACCCCATGTTAATCCTAAGTTACCTGCTGCTCCCAATGCACCTATACCTGCGCCAGCTATCTGCCCAAACAAACTAGGTTGTTGTGGTGCTGGTCCTGTTGTAGTAGTCATTGATCCTGTAGGAACACCACGTAATATGTCAGAGTAAAATCCAAGTTGTTGTTTTGGATAATCTCTTTCTTGTACAAATTGTTGATAACCTAAATCTAATGTTGCTTGATCCATTCCTCTTTGCAATCCACCAATACCTAACTGTCTTTGTATGTCAGCTGCATTTAACGCATCGGCTGCTGATGCAGTTTGTGCCATACCTAATCCAGAAGCTAATTGTGTTTTTCTATCTGTTTGTGCTGCTTTCAGTGCCGTATCAAAAGCTCTGGCTTGTGCTTGTGTATAAATATCACCAAGCCCTTGTTGTAAATTTCTTTGACGTTCTGCTTCTACTATGTCTGCTCTTGAGCCACCAAATGCACCAGCTTGTGTAGCCTGTGCTTCATTAGCTACTTGTTGCATTTCAGATCTTCTTGTTAATTCTCTAGCTGCAACATCTGCTACGTTTGTCATATATGGATTCATATATGTTGAGATGTCAGCAGCTGCTGGCATTCCCGCGGCTGTCGTAGCTGTAAATGCTTGTGCCCCTCTGAGACCACCAAGACCAGCTCCTTGTTGAGCTTGTGCCATAGCTTGTTGTTCTAGATCAGAAAACCCTGCAAGTCTAGGTCCTGTGTATGGTATGAAATTTTCTTTTGCTACATCACCTGCAGTTGCTACTAAAGATGAAGCAGCTTTCTCCATATAGTCAGGTAGCTGTACTTGACTTGTAGAAGTTTGTTGTGCTTGTTTACTTCCAAATAAAAAATCTAACATTATGTGTTCTCTGCCTCTGCTTCTTCTTTAGCTCTATCTACTGCATCAGATAGATCTTCTAATAAATTTTTTCGATTAGGATCTCCTGTCATAAATCTTTTCTTTAAAGACTCAAGAGTTATAGGCATATTAAATCTTCTTTGTAGTTTACTAAAGAAATCTATTTCTTCTTCTTCCTCGTCTTCTGTTTCTGTATCGGGTGTGCTTGGCGCAGGAGTTTGTTGATTGTTATTACCACCACCTCTACGCTGTTGATTTTCCATAGCTTCACGAGCTCTTTTAGCTCTTTCCATTCTTTCTGCAATGCTTACTTCTTCTGGATCTCCTCCAAATAAATTCTTTAGCAAACCTAAAACACCAAGATCTGAAACGTTAGAAGCTAAGTCACCTAAATCAGAACTTCCGCCACCTAATCCTTGATAGTAATCTCTACCTTCAGGTGTTAAGTATGTACCAAAAATATTTTTACCACCTAGCCCCATTGCTGCTAAAGATTTTTGTAATCTTTTATTATAGTCACTTGTAAATAATCCTTTATCACCCATGAGTCTTGCGCCTGCCAATGTTTGCATTAATTTATCATCTTTTAATGGAATGTCTCGAGCAATGTATTTATCTAGTGCAGACTTTTGTGACTCACCTAAAGTTCCTGAAGCAAATTCATCTTTCTTACCATCATCGTCTGGCTTGTCTCCATAACGATAGCCTCCTCCTTTATATAAATCTGGGTCACTAGCAAATGAAATTCTGCCCTCATCAGATATTGCTACTCCTGTATCTTGATAGGCTTGATTAACAATATCCTGTATAGCCTGTCGCTCTGCATTTAATTGTGCGCTAGTTTTAGGTTTGTCTTTATCATTATCTCTGTCATTATCTCTGTTATTATTACTTTGGGATGCTGAAGATCCCTTAAATGGATTACCACCACTTGAAAAATCTGAACTTTCTCCTAAGTAATTTGATTTTGATGGTCTTTTAAAATCACTACGTTCTCCTAAGTAAAATGAAGGTATACCTGTGACAGGTTCTGGATCACCTGCGCCACCTAATAGTTTAAGTATGCCTGCTTCTTCTGGAGTAATGTATGCAAGAGACTCACCTTCTGGGGCTAATGTATTAATAGTTCTAGCGGCATTTTTTAATTGGGATTGTACATTGTCTAATGACATATTATAAAAATCTGGATTTTCTGGTTTAGCTACAGGTAATTCATATATACCACTACCTGCGTTTCTCGATTGCTTTTGTAATAATGCGGCAACACCTGGCGCTACTTCATTTCTGCGCACAGCCATATCACCTGCATTGAGAGGTCCTGCGTATTGCATCTAAATATTATACCTTCTTTGCGTCTTTCTGACAAGGGGGGCACGGGCAAAATTATAGTGGGTTATTTGTATCACTCGTTACCTCCATTAAACTTACTATCACATGTAGCCTATTAGCATTAGCAGCTTGAGCTTTTAGTATCTCAGTAGCTTCCATAACTATAGGATTGGTTAGTACTTCATCTGTAGCATCTGCGCTTACAGTTTCTTTCTTTAATCTAAATACACCAGAGCTGGCATCTGTTAGTGTTAAGGTAGCTGTGCTACCAGAACCAGAGTCATCTGATATTAATATAGATTTTATAATAGTCTTAGTCTGTGCTGGGCAAGTATATACTGTAGTAATATCTGTTGTAGTTAAATCTACTTTCTTGCTTTTATATTCTATAGCCATTAACTTAAAAACCAATTCATAGAAGTTTGCTCCGTTTGATCTGCAATCTTAACTGGAGGACTTTCTTCTGCAAAATCTTTTAATTTTAAAACTTGTATCAATGTGTCAAATGTTCTGACATCTATCTTACCTTCTGCTCTTTCTTTATAAGAAGGTTCTGGATATGCTGGATTACTATAGAGTGACATTATCTAGCTCCGTCTGTTCTACCTTCTGCTCTCCAAGTTCCTAATCTCCACCCTACTCCTGTAGCTGTTGATTCATATCTAGCTTGGAATGATCTGCCTCTAGCTCGCATATCTAATCTCTGATCTGTATTTGATATTGTAAATGGTCCTTTAGTTATTTCAGAATCTTGTGGAAATACTTTTGTCTTTAAAGTAAATTTAATATTGGAACCTGCAGTATATGTTACATCTGGCACAACTCTATTTATAAAATAAAGATTGTCACCATTCGCATCACCGTTAAAGAAACCTGTCTCTACAAAAGCTGTGATAGCAGAACCTGCTGCATCATTACCAGACTCTTGGTTGTATTGTAAACCAGTGTTATCTACTGTCAAAGGATTAGCAAAGATATTAGAATCTACCCAAGCTGTTCTATCTAACGTGCCAATAGACCAGTTGTTATCTATGTAATTGTATATTACATACTTATCAATATCATCTGAACTACCTGATGGATAGAACCACCATATCTCATTAAACTTAATATTCTGTCCAGCAAAAACTTTTTCTCTTTGTACTTGATTGAAGTCATCAAACACATGTTGTAATACAGGACACGGTAAAGTTCTAACTGCACCATCATACATGTAGAAGTTATCCACACCCATCCAGAATGAAGCACCTTCAATTGTGGTAGCCGCGTTCTTAGATATAGTGCCTGATATTTCTCCAAGTACAGAGAACGAGAATGTAAAAGGTGGACCAATAAACTGCATAGAATATACGTCTACATCTGTCCATACAAATATCTGACCACGACCTTTTTCTACTGCTTCTATATTAGTTCCTGTACCTAGTCTTTGTTCACCAGCTGTGTTTGTTATCTGCGCATTCCATGTACTTAAACTTTCTTGATCTGAAAATCTTATAGTCATTCTATCATATGTAGAAGAACCTTGAGGATTAGCACCGAATACAATTAAGTGTCTATCTGGTGTAGATACTAACACTTGTCCAACTTTAGTTGGTATCTGTGAAGCATCTCCACTTAAAGTGTTTGTTACATAGTAAGCTAGTGTAGTTCCTCTGAATGTACTGGGCGCTGCTACAAAAGCACTGACATCAAAATAATATATTGTATCTTCACCACCACCTACAGAAGCTACCAAGTCCTCACCAAAAGCATCAATAGACCAAACTCTAGGAGACAACACAACACCAGAACCTGAACGTGCGGTACCCCATGAAGAAGCTCCCCACAAACCAGCACCAAAACCATAGCCTGTTAAACCATCGTCTGGTCCGTTGTTAGTTAGGTATCTAACTGTTATAGAACCTCCACCTGTAACACCACCAGATGAAGCTGTACCTGAAGATGCCACAATAGAATATTGGTTTGCACTTATATAAGTAGCTACATATTCTTGAGCTGCAATAGTAACACCATCTAAGGTTACTGCTGACTGAACAACAACACGAGAACCTGGACTAGTATTAGCTAGACCATGATTACTATGCGTTACTGTAACAACATTAGAACCTGCAGAACCTGTAGTGTATGGATTAGTTAAAGCTATTGGATCTGTTCTAAATGGAGTGATGTCATATACTTGACCACTGTACTCCACAAAGAAGTGAGTTGATGTTCCCATAAATATAAACTTACTACCATCTGTATCTCTGTGTGGGAATATTTTACGGCATGCACCTGTTAGTTGTGATGAACTAAATCGTTTAGTCCAGCCACCTATCTTCTCTGCATAGCCTTGAAAGAAGCGCACCTTGTCTGCGTTAGTATAACGCATCTGCGCCTGATAATCTGTTATGTCTGTGATAACTCCTGGAGGCGCTGTTAATTGTACTAATGGCATTTGCCGTGCCCCCTTTCTTACCTGCTAGGTGTTGTTGATAAAAAATTCTCCATCCACATTATCTTCTCTTTGATAATGGCAATGTCTCTTTGCATCTCAACTATTGTGTCTGCTTTTCTTTCAACCGCATCTAAACGTTCGCTCCACATACCCCATGTCATAGCTATACCAAAAGCCATTACTACATATGGTGCTATTAATTTAAGATCTATTTTCATGGTTTATCTGGAAATTTGTATGCTTGTACTTTCTCTACAGTATCTAGTCCTGCAGGAGCGTCACGAAGTTGTTGTCTATAAGTAGTCATCTCTGCACTCATGGTTTGGTCAGACAAGGCTAGATAATCTGTTTGTGCTAGTAGTGAATTTCTTGTATATCTTAAAGTGCTAATAGCTCTATCAAAACCATGTGTTTGTTGGTCAAGTTCATAAGCTGAAATTTCTTCAGCAGTCATATCTCTGACAACTCCGTTAATTGCTATTTTATACATTTGTTACTCCATAAACTTTGACATCATGTTGAATAATGTTTGTTGAATTTCCTACTACTTTAAATCCTCTATGAGATTCTGCATTTGAATTAAATCCTGTTTGAACCACAGCAGTATATTTTCCATTACTATCATGGTAACCAATTTGTCTTCCAAAATAATGAGTTATACTAGATGAAAATGGATCATAAAAGTCCATAATAAAATGACCACCTCTATTTCCACCACCAGCTACATTTCCTCCAGAGTGTCTCCCAATATAAAATGTTGAAACATTCCCACTTGATCCAGAAAAAGATGATCCATCAGTAGCATTACCTTCATCAACAAGATAATAGTTAGCTGTTCTTTCAGAGCCATCTGATTGTAACATTCTTAGGTAATATCCATTGTTTTGAGAATACTCTACCCTCATATAAACTCTGTAAAATTTATAAGTAGAAGAAAAAACATTATCTATACTGAAAGAAGCTACTGTGGTTGTAGAAGAAGTAGAGTTTAGTAATGTCATTCCTTGTGGTGTACCAGTAATAGTACCAGTAAAGGCAAAAGTATTAGCTAAATTAATTTTATCAGATGTAATTGCATCATCTGCAAAAGCTCCTGCGGGTAATGTATTAAGTGCCATGTTAGGCTAGTACCTCCATTAGTGTAAAGTGTGATGCATAACTACTCATGCCAATTTTCCAAGTTGGAGCTCCATCATAGTTTCCTACAGATAATCCAAAATGCACTGCACTTGTTGTGCTTGGAGAGTATACATAATTGAAAGCTATCACATTATGTTCTTCAACAGTTCCAGCCGCACTATTATAATCATAAGCACCATATCTGATGGCTTGAAGTTCAGTTGAACTTGTTGTAGCGGCACTTCCAACACTTGCTCGTAATTTCCAAGATACATTGTATGCCGCAGAGTTACTATCTGATACTTGTGCTGGTCCTGTAAATTGAACATAAATTTTACTTGATGTTGATGTTGGAGTTATTTGAGCAACATAACTTGGTACCATTACTTCTGAACCAGCAGTTCCTGATTGTGTACCTGTAATTGTTGTTCCAACAACTTGACCAATCTTACCAACAGGAGGAAAAGCTGTACCTAGAGTTACGCTACCTGAACCATCAGACGTGATAAGATTATTATCACCTGCGTCATTAATGAGATTTACTTTTAGCTTACTGGTCATCTATGCTCCTGTTATCCTATAAGCTCCGAAATATGTTGCACCACCAGTGCCTCCAGCATCAAATCTTGGAGAGCCAGAAGATACATTAACAATACCATAAAGCTCTACATAATCTCCTACTGCTAAATCTAATACTTGATTTATTGATGCTCCAATAATTGTTGCATCATTTGAACTTGTTTGAAAATATTCATTTCTTCTAGCTTGCGAACCATTTTTGTACAAATATATAGACATAGCTTCTATAGTATCTGTGGAGGAACTTTGTCCTTTAACCCCTCCATAAAAATAATATTTACCCGCCTTATCACTAGGAACAGTAAATCTATAATTAGTTGCATTATCATATGCCGAAGCAGTATCGT